GCATAGCTTGTGCCATTACTAATCGGAAACCTACCTTGCGATGGTAGCGTATTTAATCCCGTACCCCCGTTATCAACATCAAGAGTTCCTGCCAGGGTAAACGTACCAGATGTGGTGATGTTGGCAGAATTTCCGCCGTTTACCGTAAGGCCGGTCCCAGTTGTGGCAAGTGTAACGCTCGACACTGTGCCAGGAGCAACGGCAGGATTAAGCGACTGAGATGCAGCAATGACGTTAGTGCCATCGCAATACATCAATTGCGTGTACCCATTTAGGAGGGCAACGCCAGTTCCGGCTGCTGTCTTGATGGTTACAGTCTGCCCGTTAGCCGTGGCATTACGGACAAGATAAACCTTATTAACAGACGGAACGATCAGGTCTGCGGGACTAGCGAGAGTCCCACCGAGAATTATAACCGCGTTTCTTGCTTGGTCCGCTACGCCATTCCCAACTGTAAGGGTGGTATTCCCAGCCATAGTGACGTTCGCAACACCAGTGATGGCCTGCTCAAGCAGGGTTCCAAGATTGGTGTTGGTCGTTAAACCCCAGTTACCGGCCTGCTCACCGTTGCCAATGAGTTCAAGCCGGAGGGAGGTTGAATATGTACTGGGCATTTATCCCACCCTTAGCAGGAGATGGTGTAGGTGACGTTCAAGGTGTCGCCGTTGAGAACGCTACGCGAAGTACCAAAGTCCGTGGCAGAGAACAGGGTGCCAGTGGTGCCGCCGGGAACACTGCCGGTTGTGATAAACAGACCCGCAACGGTAGCGGTACCGTTGATGTTGAACACTGCCGGAGAAGCCGTGTTATTCGTGGACCCGCCTGCCGCCGCAGCGGCGGTAAAGGCCGGGCGCGTCACGTTGGAATAGTCAGAGATTTCGGCCCAAGTGGCATGAGAGGACATCGTGTCGGTGGCAGCGGGAGTGCCGGTCCCCTTGAGGCCAACATAAAAAGCGGCCGTATAGGCGGAGCCGGTGAAATACTTATTGAGAAGGTCGTTCTTCCCAACCGTCACAACAAGATTCGAGATCTCGTCTTCCCAGCGGACAGAGCCGTCTGGAGCGAAACAGGTTGCCTTGAAGACGCCAGACACACCAACCTTATCGTTGGCAGCAGGGTTAGCCACAAGGCCAGATCCGGCAGAATCGGTGAGATTTAGAACTTCTTTAAGAGACATGACATTTTCCCTCGTGATGAGTGGGTTGAGAAAAGGAAGCGCTATGTATTCGGCGCACCCGTGTTAATGGGAGTCCAGGTCGAACCCGGATTCGGAATAGGTTGCCATCCTCCATATCCTGCCCCAGCATCCGTAAAGGTGATTGTATCCGATGCAGATCGGCTTGCGCTAGAGTTATTTAGAGCAACCTCACTAAAGGCAAAAGCGTCCGAAGTGGTGGCAACAATTACATAAACGGCGGTTGTTGCTTCGGTAAACGTAATTACATCGGAGGCGCCGCCAACCAAGGCAAAAGATGATACCGCAGAATCCGACAAGGACAGGGCATCAGATGCCGCCCCAGACCTAACTAGACCCAGAACGCCAGAATCAGACAAGGAAATCGAATCAGAAGCGCTTTCCGGCAAAGCCAAGCCGCCAACCGCCACATCTGAGAGCGAAATGGTGTCACTTGCTGACTCAAAGATTCCGTTTATATATTGAGCCAATTCAGACAAAATCAATGTGTCTGATGCTTGATCTATAAATGACCCTATAGATTGAGCTATTTCTGCAAGCGTCAGTGAGTCAGATGCGCTCAGATTTCCGATCCAGGCATATGCTGCCACATCAGAAAGAGACAGGCTATCCGATCCCGTTAGGTTATAGGCCCGGGACGCTTCAGCAAGATCAGAGAGCGTCAAGCTATCGCTGGCGCTATTGCTATACCCAATTCCGGCAGATGCAATTTCTGCCAAGGTCAAGGCATCAGCGGCAGAAAGCGGCGCTACAAATACCGCAACCCCCTGATCCGTAAGGACAATAGAGTCTGATGCGGCCAGGATGGCGGATATTAGTCCAGCAGCAGAGTCAGATAGGATTAGGGTATCTGAGGTTGCGGCGGAGGTGATGTTTGTTGAGGCAGCGGTATCGGTCAGGACGATAGCATCAGAGGCCGCGCCCGTTACAAACTGCCCGGACAGGGCGCTGATTGGTGCTGCGCTATATGGGGAATACCCAAACATCCTTGCCTATCCCCTCTCGATAACCCTACCGCCCCGAGGCAAGATTAATAGCATTAATGTTTGCTGTCGTCACGGCATTCCAGATGGTGCGCAAGACCCAGCCAAAGACTGTGCCGACTATGCCTATGCCAGCATTGATCATGTCCTGGTTCATGGCGATTACTCTGGCTTAACAGGCCAATCAATGTTTGCCGGAAAACCCGCTTGCTGCGGAATATCGCGCAAGGCTTGTCGGTACGATGCCCATTCAAAATTTAATGACGCGCTCGACTCCATAGCCTTCGTGACCATCCAATCGGATTGAGAGAGCAGCGCATCCCTTTTTTGCCTAGCCGCTGTTGCAAGACGATCATTTTCGCCCGCAGTATAGGCGGCTTCTTCGGCATCACGCTCAGCCTCCTCCTCCGGCGTAAAAGGGATGTTTCCGTTTGATGTTGCGTGAAAACGAAACATTAATATCTCCTTAACTTTTTGTGATCCCATAAAAACGAAGCTGACACGTTATATTTCCTGTAGTAGCAAGCATTCTAACTCCATCAAAACCAGAAGAATAAACATTATTATGCCCCCCAATTAGAGATAATGTATTGGCGGAAGTGTTTGAGTTGTAATTTATTTGCCCCACTACACGAATAAAAGTATTCGCATTTGCTCCTTGAATGTAAAGATATCCTGTCGCCATAGAATCGCTACCTGCTGATGCTCCTTCTGTTAATCGAATATAAGGACCACTTGTATCTGGATTTGCAGTAAACGCGGCAGTATTTAAAGGCACTAACATATATGGATAATTACTGACCGCAAAAGTACCACTATATCTTAATCTTAACACTAAGCTTGCACCACTCGTGTTTGGCCTTGCGTATGATACCACAAGTAAATAATCATCATAAGTTGAACTAATTCCGGTTGTTATGTCTGCTGTCGCCGCATTAGAAGCTGTAACAGACGCTAAATAAATTAAAGCGCCACCACCGCCAGCCGCCTGACTAACCCAAGTAGTACCATTGCTGGTCAAAACATTGCCATTTGTACCCGGCGCAACAACTTGAACAGCACCAGTGCCATTTCCTAGAAGGACATTGTTTGCGGTTAAAGTTGCAGCCCCAGTGCCGCCATTAGACACCCCAAGCGTCCCGGTTAAATCTGAAGTGGGGACGGTAGATGATGCTGTAAAGGCAGATGTGCCAGAACCTTTTACATACCCGGTAAGAGTAGTAGCGCCCGTACCACCCTTAGTGGGCTGCAAAACACCAGATGTGTTTGCCCCAGGTGCCAGATTGGATAAGTCGCGCGGGATCGTCATTGCGGAGCCTCCGGCCAGATAATATCCCAGGGGAACCCAGGCTGTGAAGGAATATCACGCAGAGCCTTGCGATAAACACCCCAGGTCAAGGCATCAGGCGGCGAGTCAGGAAGCTGCGTCCAATCGGATTCCGCCAGGAGCCTGTTGCGCTGATCTCTCACCGACTTAGCCTGCTGATCATCCAAAGCCGTCTTTGCCTCGTCTGGCATATCTATCGCCACATAGTTGCGATACCACTTGCCATCAGACATCTGGATCACACCCTGGCGGGCGGTGAACTGATACCGAGTGGTCTGAGGCTGCGGGCCTTCAAAGATCACATCAGCCTCAAAGCTGTTCAGAAGCTCTTCCGTAAGCTGCGGCGGAAAGCTGGTGGAGGGATGCAAGGCGCGGAACTCCGAGTCCGTCACCACCACACCCGCATCTCGCAATCTGATTTCCATGGCTTCCCTCTACGCTATGGCAAGGAAAATGAACGAACCACCATTGGCATTAATGGCGGCTGGGGCTGTGCTGCTAATTTCAAAACCCGCGCTGTAAGTGTCAACGTAATCTGTTCCGGTCACTTCGGCTGCGGTGCTGTTTAGGAGAAGGTAAGGATCATTACCCGCCACAATCCCACGCGCACTATCCCACACATACCAATCGCCTGTGCTGTCGGTGCGCTTGATTAGGACGAAACGGGCGCCGCCAGTAAAGCCGCAGTTGATCTGATTGGTGGTGCCGGTGCCAGTGTAGGAGCCGACCTTGGATACGCCTGCGACTGTGGCGAAGAGGTAGGCAACATAAGTGGAACCAGACCCATTTACGTTATTATCATTTCCAACCGCAAATGAAGTAGTGGTGGGTGTCGTGTTATTCCAATACTGTAGATAAACATCTAACGTCCCTGTAAAGTTAAGGCGTAAAGCCCCTGTGTTACCTAACATTGAAACATAAACAGGCCATGTCCCGACAACATTTCTAGATTTCACAATCATCAACTCAGGCACCGCACCCAAGTTATGGCTTACCGTAGTTGCGCTACCCGTCCCCGTATAGCACACCACATCAAAGAAGCCGGGGGCGCGGCGGAAACACCACGCAATCTGCGTTTGTCCACTTGGGTTTACATCACTATAAGTTCCTACGCTAAATCCATTCATGTTAAAAGAAGTCATACCGCCCGGATTTCTATCTTGCTCCGCACCTGTGTTCTCAGTTGATAGCGCCGCAAATGAGCCGCGCAATCTATCTGCTACATAAGACGCGCCGAAGCCTGTCCTGCTTTTTGTGTCAACGTAATCCGGTGGAAATGAAAGACCCGTAAGAGTCAAAGCAGAACCTGTACCAGTATACGGTATAGCGCCAAACACACTCGTCCCCGTAGTCGGCGTCTTCATCGGGCCACGGCGGATGGCGATGTAGATAAAAGGTGCTGACGTTGCGCCAGCCCAAGCAGAGTCCACAGAGAATCCGGTAGCTGTAGGATACAGGCCGCTTGGACTGCTTGTATTCTCAACATCAAACACATTTGCCCGTAGGTTTTGAGCAGCGCCACTTGGTGCAGTCCAGCCACGCATATTATCTCGCATGAGCCAGGGAGATGGAGCATTAGTGCGCTTAGTTAATATCCACTGTGGCTCGTATCCAAGGCTTACAGTAGCAACACCGCTTGCATTTGTCGTGAACGACCCACAGCTAATCACATTGTCCGTGCCGGTAGCGCCAAAGCCGCCTGCATCATGGGCAAAGAGATAGGCGACAAATGTTTGGCTGCTCCCGTTAAGAAAAGAACCCACGCTAAAGGTTGTGGTGGTGTTCCCATTTGTTCCAAAAACAGTAGAGTTAACGACCGCCGCCGCTGTTGCGTTTAGGGATAAAAACTCGTTTGTTGCAAGTGAGCGGTGGAATACTTGCCAATTAGCGGCAGCGTCAGTTCTTTTGACTATGATGCATCCCGGTAAAGAGTCAAGAGAGTGGGAAATACTTCTACTACCTGTTCCATCCCCCGTATAAGTCACAACATCAAAAAACTTCGCCTGATCGCGGAAGGTCCAGGAAGCCATGGTTGTACCATTGCTATTTACATCACCGTATGCACCAAGAGTAAATCCAGTAGATGTAAATGCAGTCAAAGAACTACCAGCAACATTATTTGCGGCTGTTGAGTTGGTAACAAGTTGATTCGTCGCACCACGAACGGTGTCAAATACAGAATTGGGTTGCGCGGCGCTTCTGCCTTTTGTCCAAACCATCCCGCCTTTTGTAGATAGATCAATCCCATTCGTGATGGTCTGGGTAGAACCATTCCCCGTATAAAGATACGTCGAGAACACATCTTCGATGTAGTTGGCGGAAGAGGGCGTTACTCCAAGATCGGCGCTAAACATACTTCGCCCTCACAGCGTATAGTTCTGGCCGACGACACGACCAATCCAGTTGGTCCCATCCGCCGTGAAGCCAAACAAGTCGCTCCTGCTCGCCGTGCTGGTAATCGTTGGCGCCGTTCCAGACGGCCACTTCACAGCAGCAGGCCATGTCACCGTGCGGCTACCCGTGGCATCTTGCTTTTCAATAAGCAGGAATGACCGCCCGGCAGTAGCCGTGGGGAAGGTGTAAGTGACGTTCCCGGTCAGCGTGAGGATTTGCACAGAGCCGTTGGCCAGATCAATCGTGTAGGCAGTGCCAGTGTTGGCAGTGACGGTTTCTTCTGTGTAGCCGTTCGAGAAAGTTCCGGCTTCAATCGTCTTGTTGGTTAGAGTTTCAGTTCCGGTTGGGGTTACATAATCGGTTCCCGCAGTGGCCGCTGTGAAAGCGCCAGTTCCATTACCCTTCAGAACACCCGTAAGAGTGGTGGCTCCAGTACCCCCATAAGCAACAGTAAGGGTATTGCCATTCCATGTGGAACCAGAGCCAATCGTTTTGTTCGTCAGGGTCTGAGAATCAGTCGTCCCGACCAAAGCCCCTGTCGGGGCAGTTAGTGATGTCGTCCAGGCAGATCCACTAGAGACAGCAATTCCTGCCCCCGGATAAGCTGCAACACCCACATTCCCCACAATGACAGCAATGATATCAACGATATCGCCCGCGCTACATCCCGTAGCCAGAACCACATTAGTCCCGCTCGTCGCGGTATAATCTGCCGCATTCAACAACACACCATTCACAAACACCTGAAGGCTTGGAGGTGTGTAGGTGGCGGCAAATGTCGTCTGGCTCGCGGTGGCAGTATAGCTATAGCTTGTGTAAGAAGCCCCGGCCCTCTCAGCAGGAAGGGTGATGAACACATCCTTCGTGCCAGCAGAGAAGTTTACCGCAGACCCACTATTACTAGACGATAGAATTGTGGTCCTGGCCAGCGTAGATGGAGCCGTGAACGTCCCAATACCAACCTCCC